GTTCGTGGTTTATCAGTAAATATAATTTATCTGGACGAGTTTGCCCACATTCCTAATAATATTGCAGAAGACTTTTTCTCTAGCGTTTATCCTACAATCTCTGCAGGTAAAGACACAAAAGTCTTGATAACTAGCACTCCCAAGGGATTGAATAAATTTTATAATTTATGGAAGGGTGCGACAAGAAAACCCGGTGAGGATGGAAAAAATGAATTTATTCCTATAGATGTGTCTTGGAGAGATGTTCCGAAGTATCCGGGTGGACCTCTGCGTGATGATGCTTGGATGAAAGAAACCATAGCAAACACAAGCGAAGAACAATTTAATCAAGAATATAATACCGAATTTTTAGGATCCACAAATACTCTTATATCATCATCTAAATTAAGTCAGATGACATGGGATATTCCCATGAAGAAAACAAAAGATGGTTTATGGATATATGAAGAACCCAAAAAGGGTCATATTTACGCAATGACAGTGGATGTTGCGAGAGGATTAGGTAAGGATTATAGTGCTTTTACTGTAATAGACTGTTCGGTTTTACCGTATAAATTAGTAGCAAAATTTAGAAATAACATAATACCTCCCCTTGTTTATCCTAATATAATAGAATATGTTGCTAAATTATATAATAATGCCTGGGTATTGGTGGAAACTAATGATATTGGAGGACAGGTTGTAGACATACTCCATACTGAACTAGAATATGAAAATATAGTAAGCACAATATCTAAGGGAAGAAAAGGTCAGGTTGTTAGCGGGGGGTTTGGAAGAGGCAATAAGTTACAAGGAATAAAAACAACCCAATCCATAAAAAGATCTGGTTGTTCGATACTTAAAAATCTAATAGAGCAAGACAGATTATTAATCCCTGATGTGAATATAATCGAAGAACTTATGACATTTGTTTCTTATAATGAATCCGGCTGGCGTGCAGAGGATGGTCATACCGACGATTTGGTAATGTGTTTGATATTTTTTGCTTGGTTGTGCCGTCAGACATATTTCAAAGACATGACTTCTATAGATATACGCAAGGGAATGATGGACGATTTAAAGCAAGAAATGGAAAATGATCTGGTTCCATTTGGATTCATTCCCTCTATTGGGGGTGAAGAAACCCAAATAATCGATGATAATGATGTTTGGAATGCCGTAAAACGATAATTTCATAAATAATCTAGAATATATTGAAGGAGATAAAATGGCAGCACCAAATGTTACCGTAAAAATAGTAGATGAAAGTTTCGTGGCATCAGGATTCGAAGACATATCCACGACAATTGGATTAGCGTTTTCTGATGGTGATCATAATCTTTTAACCGCTTTAGGATCTGCAGGCGAAACCGCCTCTGGTTTTATGAGTTTTGATAATAGCCCAGATTGGGTGCAAAGATATAACGATATCTTTGGTGCCTATGTTGGTTACACCGCAAGTGGTGCAGTTCAAACCGTAAATAATGTTACCCGAAAATTAAGCTCATTACCATCTGGATATACTGGAATCAAGCTATCTGCATTAAAAAGTCCAAATCCCGATTTTACCGGATTAACAGTCGCTTCATCCGGATATACCGCAAATGGTGCTCAAGTCGCATATGAATTATTCAATGGCTTGACCGGAACTATCGCTAAGCACTGGTGGTCTGCCTATAACTACCTCCAATATGGTGGTATTGTGCATATTGGAGGAAAGATAAACTCTACTTTTACCTCTTTGCAATCTCCACTTTACAGCAAAACAACTTTCCCAGATGTTGATGTAGTTTTTGCTCTTACTGATGCTGTAACAGATGCAAGTATTGTTAATAGCATAGTTCTCAGCCGTGACTTGGATTGTATGGGTGTCGTCGGGGCTAGCGGAACATATACTGGTTACGCTGGTATCAGTGGAGTTGCTGGAGTTTGTTACCAATCCGGTACAGTAGAAGTCCCGATTAATGGTATGGGTAAGAATGGAATTTGTGTATTCGGCAGAAAAGTTCATTTTGGTCTTGATCTAAATGAGGCTGCACTTGTAACCACTCCTCTGATCGCAGACTATGCCGGATGCATTTGCAGAACTGATAGAGATTATGCCCCATGGTATTCTCCAGCCGGTATGGTTAGAGGAAGAATATTGAATAGTATCAGACTAACAGAGCAAGTATCCTCCCCAAATCAAAATGCTTTGTATGATGAGGGTATAAATTATGCTCTTACTCTTCCGGGTGAAGGAACTTTCTTCTTCGGAGATAGAACTCTTGAATCTACTACCTCTACATTCTCAAGAATTAATGTTGCAAGATTGTTCATATTCTTGACAAATACAATAGCTCCTCTAGCAAGAAGATTCCTATTTGAAATAAATGATACTATAACTAGACAACTATTTGTAAATTCTGTTACTGGAGTTCTTGACAGAATTCAAGCAGATAGGGGAATTACAGAATATCAAATAATTTGTGATGAATCAAATAATACAGCTTCTGTTATTGATGCCAATGAATTCGTGGCTGATATATTAGTGAAACCTGCTAAGAGCATCAACTTCATTACTATTCGATTCACGAATCAAAACACTTAAAAGAGGGTAAAACATGGCACAAAATTTAGACGATTTCATAGGTCAATTTAACGGTGGCTATAGACCAAATAGATTTGTTCTTACTCACACCTTTGGTGGAGAAGGAAATGACGGTGGAGATCTGCAGTATCACATAAGAGCAACATCATTTCCTGCATCTACCATAACCACCCTGAATGTACCATATAGAGGAAGAATATTTAAAATGCCAGGAATTCGCACATATGCAACTTGGCAAATTACGGTTCTTGACGATACAAATAATCTGTTTGAAAAATATCACTCATGGTCACAGGCATTAAAAGAGCATAAAAACAATACTACTTCTGTAAACAATACAGATTTTGAAACAGTAATGCAAACTATTACTGTTCAACAATTAGATTATAATGGTGGTGTTGCTAAAGAAATGTCTCTAATAAAGGCTTGGCCAAGTAATATTGGTCCAATTCAATTTGATATGGAAAATAATGAAACACTTTTGACCTTTACTGTTGATTTCGAATATCAATACTCACAAGGTCCTGGTGCTGTTGTCTGATTTTAAAGGATATTTTTTATGGCTATTTTAGATATATTTGGACTAAATCTCGGAAGAAAAAGACCGGACGGCACATCAGAAACATCTCCAGCACAACCGCAGGTAATACCTCCGGATAAAATTGATGGTGCGTATGTAGTAGAAACCGGAGGAGTCCAAGGGACATTAGTGGACTTCTCCGGTGCTGTTCGTGATGAGAATCAGTTAATTCAACAATATAGATCTATGTCTATCTACTCTGAGGTAGACAAAGCAATTGATGATATAGTGAACGATTCTATCGTTCCAGGTCCAAATAAAAGACCAGTCAAAGTAAATTTAGACAATGTTCAATTGTCTGATGTCATAAAAAATAAAATTTACAATGAATTTAATAATATTGTAGTATTACTAGACTTCAACAATAGAGCATATGATATTTTTCGCAAGTGGTACATTGACAGCAAATTATATTATTATATTCAAATAGATCCACAAAACCCACAGGGAGGTATATTGGATCTTTTCCCTATTGATCCAATAAAAATCAAAAAGGTAAGAAAAATTGAAAAAGAAAGAAAAAGAGTAGACCCGAATGTAAATGTTATTCTTCCTGTTGTCAAAAAAATGGAAGAATATTACATTTACACCGACACTGATAGAGAATCAATGATAGCCACTTCTCCTACTGGAGTAAAATTTTCAGTTGACTCCATTTGTTATGTACATTCGGGAATAATTGATGCTGGCACAAAAAAGGTAGTAGGATACCTTCAAAAAGCAATTCGTCCTCTAAACATGCTTCGCCAGATCGAGGACTCTGTGGTAATTTATCGTATAGCCAGAGCCCCGGAACGCCGTGTATTCTATGTCGATGTTGGTAACTTACCAAAAGCAAAAGCAGAACAGTATGTTCGTGATATCATGAATCGATATAGAAATAAAATCATATATGATCCTTCTACTGGTCAAATTCGTGATGACAGAAATTTCCAATCAATGTTGGAGGATTTCTGGATGCCCCGTAGAGAAGGTGGACGCGGAACTGAAATCTCCACTCTTGATTCTGGTCAAAATCTAGGTGAACTTTCTGATGTTGAATATTTCCAAAAGAAGTTATGGCAAGCATTGAATGTTCCACTTTCTCGTATGTTACCAGAAACTGGTTTCAATATGGGAAGAGCGGCAGAGATAACTCGTGATGAAGTAAAGTTTTATAAATTCATAGATAGATTAAGAAATAGATTTTCTATATTATTTTTAAATTTGTTGAGAACTCAGCTTCTTCTTAAAGGTGTTGTGAGTGAGCAGGATTGGCAAGTAATAAGCCAAGACATCGCATTCCAATACAATCGAGATTCATATTTCGATGAATTAAAGGAAGTTGAAATATTAAGAGAAAGAATGGATGTTTTGGCGACTATTGATCCGTTTGTAGGAAAATACTTCTCTCAAGAATATATTCGTAAGTATATCTTGAAACAAGATGATCAGGACATTATCAGAATGAACATAGAAATGAATAATGAAGCTCAAGCCCAGCAAGAGCAGATGATGCAACAGATGCAAATGCAGCAACAGATGGGAATACAACCAAATGCAGAGCCTCAGTAACATAGTCCGATCAGTAATATCTCAACCAAAAAATGTATTTTTTCGTCAATTGAAAGAAAATATGGACGATCGCTTTGAGTCAAAGCTTGATCAAAAATATAAATTAGCAGTATCAAAGTTACTTGTTTCTGAGAAAACAGAAAGTATAGATCCTATTTTGGAAAATAATGAAGTTAAACCAAATAACAATATTAATTCTTTCGTGAAAGGTTTAAAAGAGTCATATTTTGAAAATAAAACAATTATACACAAGTTTAAGGACGGAAATACAGTAGCCATAACACCAGAAGACTCTTTTTCTTTAATACAAATGCACGATAACCTAAATAATATAAATCAGTCAAAGATGAGAAATTTGATGTCGGAGTCTTTTTCTGAATACAATAAAATATTAAAATTCTCAAAAAAACACCGAAAGGATTAACAAATGAGCAGCACAGAAGATCTTATTAAATTTGCTTCGGAAGAAAACCATGTGAAATTTCGTTCGAGCATGAACGATATTCTTTATGTAAAATTAGCAGAACAAATTTCCGAAAAAACCACTGAAATA